CCAAAGGTATCGTCATAAAAGAGCCATACGACACCAAAGGCGTATCTTTCGTAGACGAGCCGCTGGGCAACTACTACCTGCAGGTAGGTGGCTCGTTCGACCTGGGAATGTTCCACCAACTGGCTATGCCCATTATAGCCAAAAAGCTATCGCTCGGTAGCTGGATGAGCTACATCGACAAATACGGAGTGCCGCCCATATTCTTTATTACTGACCGTATGGATACGGCTCGCCGCGACGAACTCTTCGAGATGGGGCAAAACTTCCGACAAAATATGTTCGCCGTTCTGCAAGGCAACGAGAAGATAGAGACACCCTCACTGAGCGACACAAACGCCCACCAGACGTTTATCAGTCTTATCGACGAGTTCTGCAATAAGGAAATATCCAAGCGTGTACTCGGAGGCACCTCTACCACCGACGAGAAGTCTTTCGTAGGATCTGCCGAGGTGCAGGAGCGTGTTGCCGCCGACCGTTACGAAGCAGATAAGCAGCTGTTCGGATATATCTTCAATGCCAAAATACGGCAAAGGCTCGTAAAAATAAGCCCCGTGTACAGAGATTTTGAACGGCATACGCTTGTTTGGAACAATCAAGAGACACTCGATATCAACGGATATATCGATGCTGTCAGCAAGCTGTCGGCTTCTTACGAGTTCGACATCGACGAAATAAGAGCACGTACAGGTCTGCCTGTTACTGCCATCAGGCAGACCACGTCGTTCTTTGGTGACGGTTCTCAAAACGACAGCGAGGAGCAAGTAAAAAAAAAAGATAATACCCAAGCCATAGCGTACGCTACGCTACCTTCGGCTGCCGCCTCCGACCCCTCAATAGACGAAATAGCAGAGCAGGTATACCGAGGCGACATCATGCCCGAGAAGCTACACCGTGCCCTTGTACTCAAGTACTACACAGGTCTGTCGTCGGCTACTCAGAAGGGCTGGGGAGGCGGGTACTACACCGACCACACGACAAGGAAGTTCCGCGAGAACCTGCTCTCCTTTGCGGGAGCTAAGACCTTTTCGCTTATCAAAGAGATAGAAGCTCTCAAAGTAGGCGGTATCTCGAAAGAAAAGCTACTTGGTTTGGCTCAAAAGAGAGGCTTTCTGTATGGCGACATCTGGCAGAAGACAGAAGAGAAGTTCGCGGCAAACTCGGCAAGTTCTGCCGTACAGTTCGGACAGTTCCGAAAAGATAGTGACATATACCCTAACTTGCGGTTCGTAACGATGCAAGACAGCCACGTACGCGACAGCCACGCCGCAAACGAGGGAATAGTAAAGCCCGTCGACGAATGGACGGTGATGCCGCCGCTCGACTACAACTGCCGATGCTACCTCGAGCAGACCACCGACCCGCCCAACGACAGAGAGTTGTCGCAATACAACGACACCATAGCCGGCAACGCTGCCCTTAGTGAGCGTATATTCAAAGATACCCATCCGTACAATAAGCGGGTGGCAAAGAGCTTAAATGCGGAACAGATGGAAACCTTTGACATATCTGTACAGCTAACAAAGCAATATGTACCATACAACGCTACTATTAAGGTAGGCGAACGCACAATATACATCAACGACTTTGCCGACTACAACGATTTATCCGACAATATAGAGGCAGCCAAAAAGATAGCCCCGCACCTAAAAACGGATATTTATATAAGACACCATACGACTACCGGAAGCCTACGTAACGTAAAGAACCCCGAATTTGGCATAGGTGCGCCAAATATTCTCGGAGACCTCAAAACATATAGCGGAAAGGGTAAGCTTAAAAAGTTTTTCAACAATATGCTAAGCAGATGTAGCGGCCAAAATGGGCGATACGCCGTATTGGACATATCTAAGTATCAAGGAAAAGATGCAACAAACGAAGTAAAGAGATGTCTAAAAGGAGAGCTTATAGGCAACTATCATCATAACGTAAAAGACGTGGTTATAATACTAGGTGATAAGGTAGGGTATATCACTCGTAACGAAATCGTTCATGGTAAGTTCGACAAGCTAATGGAGTCTCTAAAATAAGAACGAGACCACACGAATGCGGTCTCGTTGGCTCTTAGGAACCCGGAGGTTCTAAAGAATGATATGCAAAGGTAATACTTTTATTTTAATAACCAAACGATACGATGAAAAAAATAGCGCTCGACAAAGAAAACAACATAAAAATATCCGTCGCACGAGGCAAAGACGGCAAAATAACAAGGGGCATAGTCCTCGAAGATACCCTCATGCAAGACGCATATCTCGCTCTTTCGTGTCTGCAAGGCGAGTGTAAAAACGACCCTATCGTCGGCTGCAACCTCTTCCGAAAGGTGCGAGGCAAGGCAGACAAGGTAGCTGTACGCAAAGAGGTAAAGATTGCCCTGCGTCGTGTCGGTATACGTCTCGAAGATATCAAAGACAATATACATACTCTCCTCGACGGTACAACTATTTAATCACCACTTAAACATCATTTCAATGGCAAACAATTACAATCCCACTCCGGCGCAGGTTGCCGCCATCATCTCCGAGATATTCGGTATAACCATATATCGACCGGTCCCGGAACGTCCTGCGGCTGCTCAGCCTACGTTTCAACACGGAAGTTTTGTCGGCAAAGCCGATGCCGAAGCGGTATCCGACTTCAATCTGCCGGTATTCGGTGTCGTCAAGTTCAAAGGCGGCAGCTACAACACCTACAACGAACGAGGACAGGTGGTAAAGCAACGCATGAACGACTTCGTACTGCCTTACTCCTGTATAGTCGACTTCAGCCGCGAGAAAATCATCACCGAGACCCAGACGCTCGGCGGCACAGGTACTGTCAAAGAGCTGTACGGACTCGGCGATTGGCAGATTAACATCAGCGGCATAGCCTTCGGCAACCGCTCCGACTCCTCCGCCGAGGCACATCGCATCGTAGCCGAGCTCATACGGTGGGCAAACATCTGCGACGGCATATCGGTCGAAGGCGAAATATTCGGCAGCAAAGACATCGACAATATTGTAATAAAGAAACTCGACATCAAGCCGATTGAGGCTAAGTTCGACGTCATTCCGTTCACCATCGAAGCCGCAAGCGACGAACCGATAGAACTCATAATTTAATCATTATGGCAAACCTCATCAAGACAGTATCTTTCAACTTTGCCCGCAGAGAACTACTCCGCCATACCGCACGGATGGCGGCGATAGAGAGTGTCAATTTCTTTAAGCGTAGTTTCGTCAAAGGAGGCTTTACCGACGCAGCATTCGAGGAGTGGAAGCCCTCGCTTACGCCATTGGCAGGCTTCCGCACTATGATAGATACAAGAAATCTTCGAAACAGTATACGCACCACCGAACAGAACACACGGCGTATCGTCGTAGGTTCGCACCTCGAATACGCCGAGATACACAACAACGGCGGCACCATCACCGTAACGGCTCGTATGAAACGCTACTTTTGGTGGCAATACTACCGTCTTGCGGGGCAGACCAGGCAAAGCTCCGCAGCACGAGCGAAGCTGTCGGCTAAGGCTGAGTTCTGTCGCCGTATGGCTCTGATGAAAGAGGGCTCTACTGTCCGTATACCGCAGCGACAGTTCTTGGGCGAGAGCCAAACCCTGATGGCAGACCTCGACAGCCGGCTGCATGCCATCATCGAAGACTATTGGGAAAAGGCATAAAAAAAGCCTCTCAAATGAGGGGCTTTTTTTTATTACTGTCTTCCTTTGTCATATTTTTATACCCTTGCTTCAGTTCCTTCTTTATCTCAGGCAACTGTTTTCCTTGAGGTAAATGTTCAGGTGATTTTCCGACATTATCTTGTACTATTTTCCGAACTTCTCTCCCTACCTGATAGTGGGTCTGTTCTAAATTTTTTTGCCCTTTTATGTTTTTGCTTTTTATTCTCTCCTCTGTTTGAGTAACTCTAAAAAGATTTGCCGCCAACTCGGTACGTCCCATATAGTCAAACAGCTTGTTCTTTCCAACTCCACGCTTTTTTTCCAATCGCCAAGATTCCATATTGTACATACCCAAATAACCCGCGTTCATGAAGTTTGCATAATTTTCAACTCCCGCTTGTTTTATTGTCGAGGCTAAAGACTTATTCCCCTCTGTCAGCTCATCTCGTATCAATATACGATCTATATCTTGGCTGTTTTCCATATACAGCTCAAATTTTCTTGTCTGTTGGGCAAAATAAGCTTGTGCCTTGGCAACCTCCACTCTTTTGGGGTTGCTATTCATAACGGTTATGTAACAGGCAAAACGAGTTAACTTAAAGTCTTGAATCTCGCTACCATCCGGCATAACTCGCCGTACCGCTATTATATTTTCATAGTGAGGTATATTTAATGAGACAAAGGCTTTGGTGGCTCTATTTAATACCTGTTGAAACGTTTTCATATTCGGATATCCCAACATTTTCATGAGTTCGCTTGCCCACCAAAAAATAAGCCCATTTTCATTCTTAAAATCTTCAAAAGATAAGGTCTCCTCTTCGTTCTTATTTATTATATTCGCCATAATATACACTATGTTACTTGACATAAAAAAGTAATACAAAGATAATACTTTTATTTAAATCCATACAGCCGGACAAATAGCTATTAAACAAAGTTTAAGCCAAAGACAAAAAAAGCCCCTCCGGAGAGGGGGGGGCTTTCGTTTACTACATTTCTGCAAATATGTCTCGTAGCTCCTTGAGCCAAAAGCAGTGCTCCGATACCTCTTGCGGCGACAACGTGTGGTTTTCTGCATCGTCTCCATACGCTATTATAAAGTCGAATATCAGTTCGTCGAGTTCTTTCGACATCTCCGATGGTGTTATAGTCGTCGAGAGAAACTCCCTTAATCCGTCGAAATTCATCTGCCACCTCCTTTATCGTTAACGGTTCTCGGTCTCCTCGCCTCACGCTCGGACTGTCCGTTGTAGACGATATAGAGGTTTACGGTGTAGTTGCCTATCACCTGTATGTTGCCGTTGCCGGCTGCATTTAGCTGCTTACTCATACCTTGCCCTCCTTTCTGTTTCGACGCGATTCGTAATTTGTAATTCGTAATTTTTCACAGAGATAGTCGCAGTAGATACGCGGATTTACGCCGTCGAGCATCGCCTTGAACTCTTCGACGTTCGCCGCCATACGAACCTTGCCGTCTTCGAGTAGCTCGAAGTAGTTTACCTTTAACTCCAGTATCATAGCGAGCCTCCCATAAGTTTGTTGGTTATACTTAAGCGGAGCTCCTTGTCGTCTATCTTGCATACGTCGGCAAGGATGTCTACCAGACGCTCTTGCGTCAGCCGGTTGTGCCTGCGGTGTACTACAGGCAGTTCATTTGGCTTTATTACCGCTATATTTTCTCTACACTCATCGAGCCGTATTATAAGCTCCTCGGCCCAGTCGCGGAATAGCTTTGCCCGCTCGCTCTTGATAAAGAAGCCAAGGCGGATAATGCCTCGTTTAGTCCATAGCGTGGAGTTGTGCGGGATTTTCAACGCCCCCTGTTCTTTGCCGTTTAAAATTTCAACGGCAGTTACAAAGTGTTTCCCTTCAATTAATTCTGAAGATTGATTCATCTTGTGGCATCTAAGTGTGTATTCACTTATACCATATCCATTAGCCACCTCTTTGGTAGTCATCAGGTACTCGTATTGCTCGCTTGGAAGTACGTTTACGGTAACGCCTTCGGTTACCGTCATCGGCAGCAGGCTGCCAGCCTTTTCTTTGTTTTTAAGCATAAAACTATTAAATATGAAAGCGTTCGTTACCTGCTGCTAAATCCACAAAGAGCGATTTGCGGGCATTACTGCTACCGCACAGGACGAACGCCAATTCGTTATAATATATTCATTTGCGGGCATAATAATAGCCCTCGGTTAGAGAGCAACATTACCCGCTCTCTGTGGATTTAGCACTGCAAAGGTAATACATATTTTTGATATATGGATAAAAATATCAGATATTTTGTTCGACTTGTTGCACCAGACTGTCTCTAAACGGCTGCAGTCTGTCAATTAGTTCGAGGTAAGAGTGCTCTTTACATTTGATTGTAATAGCGTCTATTTGTTCAATTAGATATTTTTTTCTGTTTATTATTGCTTTTTTTTGTTTTAAAGAACCCAATACCTTATTCCAGTACGGCTCATAATTTTCTACTATCCGCTCATACCTTTCTCTCCTTATTTTTTCTATATCTATTGTAAAGGGGTAAAGGGCGGCATCTTTTTGAGTTGGGTTTGGTTTTTCACCCTTGTTTAACTTATATTCTTTTATCGCCTTTTTTACATTTACTTTATGAGACTTGACATTATATATTGACTTAATATCTTCGATCGACCTACTCAATTTTTCAATAATTAAGTCTATTTTAGGTATATAATCGCAATCGTACACCTCTTCCACCATACATATCAGAACATGTAGCTTCGACCAATAATCTAATTCAGGTTTCATAATAACAAGTTGTATTTTTTTTCTGCAAAGATACATTTTTTGTACAAAGTGTGTTTTGGAGGGAAGAGTAGCAAGAGTATTTAAAATCAAGAATTCTCTCTTTTAGATACTCTTACTCTGCGTCAAACATATCGTCGCTACCGCCGGGAGGCGTTACAGCGGCGGCTCTCTCTACCTCTATTTCTCTACCGTTCATATCTGCCTCTGTAAACAGCACCTGTGCCGAGTAGTCGGTTACCAGGCATTCGAACGATATACGGTATAGGTTGCCCGCATCGCCGCTCTCCTCACGGCTCATATCGATACGACGCATCTCGGTAAAATACTGCCCGCTCTTGCCGTGAAAGAGGGCGTGTAGCTCCGTCAGACGGTCGAGAAACGCCAGTGCCTTGTCTTGGTTTGCAGAGCCGTCGTAAGTGTCCGAGAAAGTCTCGTAAAAGAGCCTGAGGTCTACCTGTATAGTCAGGTTCTGTACCAGCGTGCCGGCATCGTCTGCCTCTCTCGTGCCGAACCCCACAAATACTGCAGGCGTCGGAAAGGGTAGCTCTTCGGTCAGGTAATTTATCTGCTCGTGCCAGAGGTCTACCCATCGCACGTCGGGCAGGTTGTTTTTTATTCTGTCCGTTATCTCTTTGTAAAGTTCGCTCCAGTATATCATATCCTTTCAATGCTTTATTTGTTTGTTCTCGATGTTAGAGAAATCCTCCTTGTCGGTAATTGTGTCGAGGGCTGCCACTATCGATTTTTGCAGGGCGGTCCCACCATCTTGAGCTACCGGTATACCTCCTTTTATCGCCGATATAATGCCGTCGATACGCTTTGTCATGGTGTCGAGTTGTCGCCGTAGCTCCGGCACTATCGCCAGACCGCTGTCGTTTGCCTTATCGTTATACTCTATTTTGTCGGCTTTCACTGCTACGAGTTCTACCTCCTCGGCGTTAATTAGAAACGTCAGTGCCTCCTGCCCCTCGACCACTCCTATAAGGCAAACACTGCCTTGTTTTGGCTTGATGTCTGTATAGCCGAAGCCAAGCATCACCTCGAGATAATCTGTGTCGTCGGTAAGCCCTACCGCCGTCATCGTGCGATGTCCGCGGTCGTCCCACTGCACCGACTTGCACTTTACAAAACGCAGTTGTGCCTGTCTGCTGCCATTTACCTTACGGTCTATTAAGCTTCTAAACCTGTCTACTTCGCTCATATTATAAACATTAATTAATTTGCTTTGTCGCCGAGCGTTATATCTTGCCTATAACCTCCCGAGTTAAACTTTTTTACTGTCTTTTCCACATAAAAAGTCCCTTCCATATTCTTGTAAAACTCACTCACAACACGCACTTTCATTCCGTGCTCTACTCGTGGTATGCCGAAAAGCGTAACAGAGCCGTCGAAACCCTGCGTCTTGTACTTTTGCAGGTCTGCCTTTGCTCTACTCTCGAGCTCCGCCTTTACCGATATGCCTACATATGTGCGTTGCACGGATGTGCCGCCTTTTTGTCCGACGGTAGCCTCTATTTTGCGTCCGTTTTTTAGAATAGAGATAGCCCTTATCTCTACCTCTTCCGTGCTGTTTTTGCGGTTCAAATTCTCCGAAACAGCGTTTTTTTCTACATTGATATCGACGACAGGCACTCCGGACTGGTCGCCATACACGATGCCGCACAAGAGCTTTTTACCGTCAAAATAGCTGTATAGTCCCGTCTGTTTTTTGACGGTGTCGAGTATGTGTATAGGAGCGACACCTGCAAATCGTACTGCCCCCAGCTGTACGTCAGGGCACTCTATCTCATAGCCGGCTGCTGCTTTCTCGAGGAGTTTTCGTAACGTAATGGATGAAGACACGACACTTACCGATCCCCGACGAAGATTGTACATCTCATCTTCGCACCTTAGCTGTACGGGGACACCTTCAGAAATGTCCGCTATGTATCCTACAAACTCGGTAACAGGCTCTTCCGTACCGTAGCCGAGACGTATCTCTACAGGATCGCCCGCCCGGAATATATCCGAGTAGCTCATTTCTCCAAACACTTTTACCCGACGAGGCAATACTATCTCGGCTCTGCCGGTAAACTCTTTCCACGACCTCTCTATCGTTACCTCCGAGCCCCGATAAAGGTGTAGCTCTTGCCTACCTCTTATGGCAGGGAATATTATGTGCATCGACATTGTAAGAGTCATAGCGGTCAAAATAGTTTTGGGTTCTGCCTCTCGTCGGCTTTACGCTTGTCAAGCAATTGCTTTAACTCCGCCTTAGCCGGTGTCGCCAGAAAATTGTTAAACGTGGCTACAGATATATGATACCTATCCTTAATAATATTCTCATACACCCATATCTGAGTAACACCCCTGCCTTTGTGTTCCAGTACGATGTCCTGAATCTCGATGATTTTCCTTAGTAGGTTTTCTCTATTATAAGCCATTTTCTTTTCTCTTTTTTCAAAAAGGAGAGACAGGCCTCTCCTGCCCCTCCTCCGCTAAAAACAAAACATACAAATTTTTGAAAGCAATTCACAACACAATACAATGCTGTTTTATAATCGTTTAAAAAGCCCACGCTACACACGATTGCAGCCTCTTAACATTGCTGTGGGCGAACACGTCTAATCTTTCGTTATTAGAACCGAATGGTTCGTCTGTCGGACACCTCCACCAACCATTAAGGGTATGCCTCCTAAAAATTTCATTGTAATTTGACTTCACGCTTCAGTCATGCCCAAAGGCACACTAACCCATTTGCCGTATTCGTCTTTGTATTCTGCCCGAACAAACGTTTTACTCACTTGCGGACGATATGCTTTTTCGATAATCTCTACGCCGTCTATCAGTTCGGCGTTGCCGCTTTCGGCGGCGAGTTTACGCAACTGCATCACGCGGCTCGCCTTGAGGTTGCCCATTGCATCACGGCTGAGAAGTTTCATTATCGCATTT